GTTGATTCTAAAAAATATCTTTATTGGGAGAACAACAGCAAGCAGCCCGCTAGTAAAGATAGGTTACTCAAAATAATCAGTAATGACTAGACTTTTAAGGATTTTTAATATACAATAACATTTATGGCTAATCTATTTAAAAAAGCAGCAGTTTGTACAGACATACATTTTGGATTAAAGTCTAACAGCACTACACACAATGATGACTGTTTGAATTTTATCAAATGGTTTATTGAAACAGCCAAAGCAGAAGGTTGTGAGACCTGTTTCTTTTTAGGTGACTGGCACAACAATCGTGCAGCAATTAATATTGTCACACTAAACTACAGTCTAAGAGCATTGGAATTATTAAATGATGCTTTTGATCGTGTATATTTTATTCCTGGCAATCACGATTTGTACTATAGAGATAAACGTGATATCCAAAGTGTGGAATGGGCTAGGCACCTGCCTAATGTTAGAATTGTCAACGATTGGTTCACTGAAGGCAATGTGGTTATTGCTCCATGGCTGGTTGGTGATGATCACAAGCGTATACGGAAACTCAAAGGTCAGTATATATTTGGACACTTAGAACTGCCACACTTCTTCATGAATGCCATGGTGGCCATGCCTGACACAGGCGAAATTAAACGTGAAGATTTTGGTAACTTTGGTCATGTGTTTACCGGACACTTTCATAAACGACAAACACATAAAAATATTACCTATATTGGTAATTGTTTCCCTCATAACTACGCAGATGCTGGTGATGATGCTCGCGGTATGATGTTACTAGAGTGGGGTAAAGAACCAGAATATCAGACTTGGCCAGGACAGCCAATGTATCGTGTGTATAATCTCAGCGATGTATTAAAAAACACTGACAAATTATTATTGCCTAACATGCACTGCCGTGTTAATTTAGATATTGATATTACCTACGAAGAAGCCAGTTTTATCAAAGAAACATTTGTTGGTACTTACAATCTCAGAGAACTTACTCTGTTGCCAGTTAAAAATGCAGACATTGGTACAGATATTATGCTGGGAAATATTCAATTTGAAAGTATTGATACTATTGTTACTAATCAATTGACCACTATTAATAGTGATCATTATGATCCAAATTTACTATTAGACATCTACAGGCATCTATAATTTGTTCAAGATCAAACATCTCACTGTAAAGAATTTTATGAGTGTGGGTAATAGCACACAGGCGGTTAACTTTGACCGTAAAGACCTTACATTAGTATTAGGCGAAAACATTGACCTAGGTGGTGACGACACTGGTGCTAGAAATGGCACAGGTAAGACTACTATCATCAATGCCCTAAGTTATTCTTTGTATGGTACTGCACTGACTAATATCCGCAAAGATAATCTAGTTAATAAAACCAATGCCAAAGGCATGCTGGTCACTGTGGATTTTGAAGTTGGTGGCGTTGATTATAGAATTGAGCGTGGTCGTAAACCAAATGTACTTAAATTTTATATAGGTGAACAAGAACAAGAAGCCAAAGACGACAACAGTCAAGGTGATAGTCGTGAAACTCAGGCTGAGATTGAACGTTTATTAAGTATGAGTCATGATATGTTCAAACACATCGTGGCACTGAATACCTATACTGAACCTTTTCTTGCACTAAAACCCAACGATCAACGTACTATTATTGAACAACTGTTAGGTATTACTTTATTAAGTGAGAAAGCCGAAACACTTAAAGAGCAAAGTAAGGCTACAAAGGACGCCATTCAACAGGAAGAGTTTACGATCAAAGCAGTGCAAGATGCTAATAAACGTATTGAAGAACAAATTGAAAATCTACAACGTCGTCAGATGCTTTGGTTAACTAAACATCGAGATGACACTACCAAACTACAGTTGGAATTGGATGATTTATTAAAATTAGACATCGATGCTGAGATTGCGGCACATAAAGAATTATCAGTATACAATCAAAAGAGTAAAGACCTAGCTGATCTAGACAAAGCCATAGCACGCAGTGAGCAGGATCTATCTCGTGAAGTAAAAGGTATTGCCAACTTAACTGGTGATATTGCTACCTTACGTGAACATAAATGTAATACCTGTGGCCAAGATCTACATGATAATAAACATGAAGAGTTACTAGCTGTTAAAGAAAGCAAACTTAAAGATGCTGAAACACAGCAAGGTGTCCATGCTGGAGATTTAGAAGCATTAGTTGCGGCTAAATTAGAATTAGGTGAGCTTGGTCATCAACCTAAAGTATATTATGACAAAGAAGAACTTGCTATTCATCATCGTAGCACTGTGGCTAGTTTACAAACACAATTAACTAATAAGATTGCAGAAACAGATCCTTATACAGAACAAATTGAAGAAATGAAAACCACAGCACTGGCCGAAATTAATTACACTAATATGAATGAGTTTGTGCGTGTTAAAGAGCATCAGGAATTCTTGTATAAACTATTAACCAATAAAGACAGTTACATACGTAAACGTATTATCGATCAAAATCTCAGCTACTTGAACGCGAGATTAAGCCAATATCTTGACCGTATTGGCTTACCCCATACTGTGGTGTTTATGAATGATTTATCAGTAAACATCACTGAACTAGGACGTGAACTAGACTTCGACAATCTGTCAAGAGGTGAACGTAATAGATTGATTCTCAGTTTGTCATGGGCATTCCGTGATGTTTGGGAATCATTATATCAACCAATCAATTTATTATTCATTGATGAATTGGTTGACAGTGGTATGGACGCCAGCGGTGTTGAAAATGCCATGGCCATATTGAAAAAAATGTCCAGAGAAGCACATAAGAGTATTTGGTTAGTAAGCCATAGAGACGAACTAGGTGGGCGTGTAAACAACATCCTCACTGTGGTCAAGGAAAATGGATTCACTACCTATAATACAGACGTAGATATTAGTTAGTCATATATAAATTAGTAGTACATTTTATTAGAGGAAACAAAAATGGCAACATTACATGAACAAATTTTAGCGGCAGTAGCAACTTATACAGAAGAAAGTGAAAAATTTGAAGGCAAGGGTGTTAAAGCTTCTGCGGCACGTGCTCGTGGTGCATTGGGTGATTTAGGTAAGTTATCTAAAGCTCGTCGTGCAGAAATCCAAGAGAAGAAAAACGCAATGGGTGGTGCAAAATAAAACAACTTGCCTATTTAATCACTAGCAAAGATAAAAACTTTTATGAAGCTAGATGTCAGGCAAAGTATTTGTTTCAAGGATCTCGTGCAGTTAGAGATCCAAACACTTTAGAATTTGTTAGCAACCTATTAAAGTCAGATCTGTCAGCAGTAATGCAGACAGATTACCTAAAAGAATTCGAAAATACTTTTAGTTCTTGGTTGCTAGCGCATTCTACAAACAGTATTCAAGGTTTGGAAAATTTTATTCCAAATTTTAGCACCGGTACTACTCAAGGATTTGATAGTTTTTATCTGCGACACAGACATAGACGTTTTAAATGTTTTGTTGGCGAATACTTTTACCATTTAAAAAATTGGATATCCAATGGTATTGAGTGGGAATTTATCACGGATGTTAGTAGTATTCAACCTAACGATGCGGTGGTAATTAGTTTGCCTTTCTGTGACACAGGCAGCGAACATGATCTACACACACAGCTATTAAATACCTGCGAACAGTTAAATGTTCCTGTATTGATAGACTGTGCTTATTATCCAATCAGTGGCAACGTAGATATCAATCTACAGTATAATTGTATTGACACTGTGTGTTTTAGTCTAAGCAAGGCATTTCCTGTGGCTCAATTACGCATAGGTGTTCGTTACACTAGAAAAGATATTTTTGATGGGCAAAGTTTACACGCCAGTATAAACTACAATCATAATTTAAGTGCTTACATAGGCTTGGAGATTATGCGGAAATTTGGCAGTGATTACACTTATAGTTGTTATCAAGAACAGCAGAAAGAAATCTGTGATCTACTACCAGGATTAACAGCCAGCAAGTGTGCTATATTTGCTGTGGGAGATAGTACGTGGGACAGCTACAGTCGTGCTAACTTATTACGTGAGTATCAACTGGATTTTAGCCCAGAACTATTTGTAAATAGAATTTGTTTAAACGCTATTTACGAAAATTGGGATATTTGGAAACTATATGCGTCTACAATTAAAATTTAAAAATATCATTGACAGCCCTATGTGCAGGGTTTATCTATGTCAACAACAACATTATGAGGGTCCGGTGTTGGAGTCGATTGATATAGACACGGATTGTCAAAACAGTGATTGTCAATTAAAAATAGAGCATTGGGACAAACGTCCGCAGGATACTGTGGTTGAAAATGGTGTGATAGTCAAGGATCGAAGTTTTGAATTGTCCAGCATCACTATAGATGGCTACGACATCGAAGAACTAGTATGGCAAAGTAAATTTATTGCCAATGACGGAAGAACTTTTGACAGTTGTTTATTTTTTGGTCCTAATGGAAATTTTCTATTAGACTTCAATCAGCCAGTATTGTATTGGATACTTAAAAATAGAAATGAACCAGGGTGGGAAGAAGATTACAAATATTACGAAAACGCATGCAGACTTTTAACACAGATATAGAACAGGTTCGTACCTTAGCGTGGACTTTGGCGCTGGCCAGTGCAGAAAATAAATTAGATATGCCTGGTGAGTATGTATGGGCGTTTCCTAAAGACATCAGCATGGATGAAGTTCGTGCTAGAAGTCGCAGTATATTCAGCAGTGGCAACAGTATTAAAGACCCCACAGTAATTGATTTTGTACAAGAATTAAATTTAAGTCGACATCTATTGAATCCTTGGGTGGTTAATGAATTTCAAGAAGCTTTTCCTGATTGGGTAAAAGCAGGTACCTTGTATAATTTAAAAAACTTTGACCTATTCAAGTATGTGGGATTCAGTGCTGGCACACAGGAATCATTTTTAAACTACTATCTTGTAAACAATAACAAACGTTTCCGTGTGTTTCGTGGAGACTATTGGTGGCACATGGATATATGGACTAAAATTGGTCTACAGTGGGCTTATATAGAAGACGATGATCTACGTCCCAATGACATTTGTATTTGTAGCTGTCCGTTTGCACTGTCGGGTGATGTGCATCCGCAGTTCAATTGGTTAATTGACGAATGTAATCGTGTAGGAATAAAATTATTAATAGACTTTATCTATTTGCCTAACAGCATGAACTGTGTTGACATAGATCTAAGTGCAGATTGCATTGATGAAATAACTTTTAGTTTCAGTAAAACATTTCCTGTGCAGTGTGCTAAGATTGCAGTGCGCATGCGTAAAAATAAACCGCAGGATCCCATGCAGATGAGCAACGATGAAAATATCTGTAATAGATTAAGTGGAGGCCTTGGTCTTGACATAATTAGGCAATTCCCTATAGACTATCAAGTACACAAGTATCGAGACAAACAATTATATTGGTGTAATAAACTTGGACTAACTGCTACCAAAGTTGTGCATTTTGGTTTAGGTGATGATTATACCGACTATGGACGTACAGATATGTCCGCATGGTGTAGTCCTTTTAACGAACAACAGAATAGATATAACCTTGGCATGTTGTATGAAAACGAAGAATTATTAAAAAAATTACAGCTCTACTAAACAAGGATAATTACAATATATGACTTACGCTAATCCTTGGACTTATAATGGAAAAACATTTGATTCCGAAGACATCGGCGACAATTATGGATTTATCTACAGAATAACCAACACTACAAATGGCTTTGATTATATAGGCCGCAAATATTTTACTACCATCAAAAAGAGACCACCTCTAAAAGGCAAGAAAAACAAGCGCAGGGAAACAGTTGAAACTGATTGGAAAGACTATTGGGGTTCATCTGCTAGATTAGTTGAAGATATGACTAGGCTAGGAAAAGACAAGTTTACACGTGAGATCATACATTTATGTAAATCCCGCGGTG